GCAAGCAAGAGGACATGAGAGATTTATTCGCATAGAAAGGAAAGGGGATATGGATCAATCGGTAGAAATAAAAGAGTTAGCAGAGGCATTATCAAAGTTTCAAAAGGAGGTCAAGCCGGTCAAGAAGGATTCTAATAATCCGTTCTTCAAGAGCAAATACGCATCGTTGGATTCTATATGGGATGCAATACGTGAGCCATTGACAAGAAATGGGCTTGCTATCGCTCAAGCAACCGGCTCAGATGGCCCGACTATCTTCCTTGAAACGATATTGATGCACACATCGGGCGAGTGGATACGCGGCAAACTCCCCTTGATGCTATCTAAAGAGGACGCACAAGGGATGGGCTCGGCAATCACCTACGCTAGACGCTATGCGTTATCTGCGCTAGTGGGCGTTGTTAGCGACGAGGACAATGACGGCAATAACACAGAGCCAGATAAGGGCAAGAAGGCTGAATCCAAGCCTGCATCCTCAGAATTAGCCCAACTCTTTAGGAAGGCTTGCATCGCCGCTGGTTACAAGGTGGGAACGCCGGAAGGCATCGCCGAGGTCAAGGCTTGGATGAAGAAAGCCGGTAAGACCGATCTAGAGTTCAAGGACCTGTCGCCTGAAAAGCAAGGCGAGTTGATAAACATGATGAAGGCTCAGGAGTTGCCAAAATGACATCCCGATCCGAATGGCTGGCGAATGAGCGTAAGACCGACGCCGAGGTGAAAGCCCGGGCTGGTGGTAAGTGCGAGGCGTGTCATGGAAGCGGCGATTATCGAGGGCTTGCCATCCATCATTCGACACACCGAGGCATGGGCGGCACTAGGCATATCTACACCGCCCTTGAGAAACAGCTACTTTGCTACCCATGCCACTCAGCAATGCACAACATCAAAGAGGTGAAGGCATGAAGGACATTATCCCCCGATTCACAGGCAAGGTAGTCAAGGGAAGGCTCATGCGAGACGACCCTGCGAGATATGCGTTGTACCTTGCCAGCCTCGAAGGGAAGCGGGTCGAGGAGCTTGTGCAGCCGGAGAAGTCAACCCGCAGCGATCCGTTGAATAGATACTACTTTGGCGTGGTCGTTCCCTTATTCATGGAACTGGCAGGGTTTAGGCAAAGCGAGAAGGACGAAGCGCATCAGGCGTTGAAGATTTGGAAGGCAAGCTACACCGACGAGAAGGGCATCATTCATATTGAGAAGACTTCCAAGATGGATAACAAAAGGTTTCTGCAATATCTGGACGACATAGCGGCGGGGATACTCGAAATGTGGGGAGTCATAGTGCCGGAACCAAACGAGTATTCATATGGAGACGAGATAGAGTGAATTGCGGGGGCTGACCGGCGTGCGCTGGCAGCCTTACCGCTTAGAAAGGATAAATATGTCATTAACAGCGATAGAACAGCAGGAGAAGTACGCCCTTTTGGGAGTCGTGATGGCGGGGCGGACTAACAACGAAGCGAAGGTTAAAGAGCTTAACGCTGAGATCAAGGAACAGTCGGCGCAAATCAAGGCTCTCTATGCCGAACTCGGAATCTCTAAGAGGCATCATAACAAGATAGCTGAGAAGCCCAAGGCGAAGGCCCCGCGCAAGAGCCGCGCAAAGAAGGCAGTAGAAATCAAGGGCAACGGGCCAGTAGTAAACGCCACCGAAATCCCAGGCACGGAGTTTGATCTGAAATAGAGCGAGAGGAGAGCAGTCATGAGGCTAATCGAAAAGGAAGCTGACATCCAAAGAACGTGTCTTGAGTACCTAGACATGAAGGGAATCATGTATCTAAGGCTCAATTCTGGCGATGTGTTCAGCCCGGGGGCAGGCGGCAAGATGTATAAGGTCAAGGGATGCCCAAAGGGGACGGCTGACACGTTAATCCTTGACTCCATGAAGATGTCTATATCCAATGCAAAGGCATACCCGATTTTCGTTGAATTTAAGTCGTCCAAGGGCAAACAAACAATCGAGCAAGCCGAGTTTGAAAGAGATGTTAAATCACTAGGCTATGAGTATTACGTGATCCGCAGCCTGGACGAGCTTATGGAGGTCCTTCAATGACGCAATGCCTACTCGTAACCTGTCAGAAATGCGGCAATCTCATGGCAATTAAAACACTCGATGACCGCACAAGCATAACCTTAATTGACGACTTCTCTTGCAAGATCGAGGACATTGCCATCGTCAACCGAATGCCGGTGTGCAACTGCTCGGACGCTATCAAAGCATTGGAGGCAAAATGAGTTTCAAACCGCTATACGTAGAAACCGAGGAAGTAGACGGAATAGCATCTTATGAGCAAGCGTCTCTGGAAGATATTCTGGAATGGTTTTTACACTACTACGAAGGGATGGAACACATGACAGAACATGGTGTTACCAACCCTGAAACATGGTACACAGTGACAACGATACTACGAAGGAATCTAGAGCGCATAAAGAGTAAAGTGGAGGTGCAGCATGACCTTTAGGGAAGCAGTAGAAGAGATACAAAGCCTACGCAACTGCACTGAGGCTCTGTGCGCTTTGTATCACTGTAATTGTGGCAAGTGCGAATGTGGCCGCGTCTGTGCTGCCGCAGTAGAGATGGCAGAGAGAATGCCGCAAATTGCGACAGAGTCTCTTGATTTTGGTTGGTGGGTAAGTGGTGTGGTAAAAGACCAATTAGATGCTTGCCAAGCCCATGTGAGAAAGGAGTGTGGGCTGTGAGCATAGAAGCCAAAGGGCAGATTGCGCCAGAAGATAGCACACTTTGGAAATGTGACTGGCTAAACTGCGTACACGGCTGTGGCCTTGCGGGAAATGGCCGATGTAGTGCTTTCGGTGAATGGGATAACCCGAAATGCCAGCGGTTCTGTAGAATACCAAAATATATGAAAGGATAGGAGTGCCATGAGTAAATACTGTGCCAAAGGCCATACACTACCAATTGGTATTCAACTTTGTCGTGACCTTAGTTGCGGGGATTTCGAGGATAACGGGCATTTCTGTTGTGCTTTGTTACAAAACCACGAGCCGGCCCTGCATTGCGATGGTTGCCTGATACCAGCTTCGAGGATACCGAACGCCGCCGATTGTACCGGCGACCACTGGCAAGACGGTAAGTGCCCTGCGTGGAAAGATAATTGCCCTGAGTGCGGACATCCGATGAGTGAACAAGAGTTCATGTCTAAGGTGCAAGAAATCATAATTGATGAAGCTGTTTCAAGGGGCATACAAATTGACGGATATGTAGCAATGTCAAAGGCCATCCTTGCCCTGCATGAGCAAGAGGTCAAGCAGAAGGATGAGGCACTACGGGAAGCAAAACTACAGATAGAGTATCTACACGGCAAATTTAAGGAAACAGGTTCCGGCAATGCTGTGATAGCCAAGATAGATGCAGCACTGGAGGGGAAATGAGAAGGCTTTTTATCACCAAGAATAAAACCAAAGATGTCAGAAAGGCTTACCACATTAAACTGCTGGATGATAACTATAGTCCAGATACAGTTCTTGAAATGGATGCGACGCAACTAGAAATATCCTACTTGGATATGCGAGTCGAATATATCTATGTGCTTATCGCTACTAATGGGAACATGAACAAAGATGCAATGGTAAAGCTACTCGTTGACTATGTTGAGCAAACTTGGAATGAGTTGCCGAAAGGAGGCAGCAATGACTAAGATATGCATGAATCCACAGAAGAAATGCTTTATCAAAGGAACCGCAAACACTGAGGCGACTACGAAAGCTCTTAAAGTGAGTCCTGAGATTGAAGGAGGAGCATAGTGAAGCATCTCGACCTCTTTAGCGGTATCGGCGGGTTTGCCCTTGCTTGTGAATGGGCAGGGATAGAGACTATAGGCTTTGTAGAGATAGACCCATTCTGCCAGAAGGTACTTAAGAAGCATTGGCCTTCAGTAGAGATAGTAGAGGATGTGAATAATGTCGAAGAAATCAAAAACCTTATTGCCAAGTCCGAACTGTGCGGATGCCTACACGGACAAGTTGAAAAGCAGTCAGCAGAGCAAGGACAGCAAGCACAGCCTGACTCTGAGTCAGGCTGTGAACCATCCATACTTTCTGCCGACACACGATGCCTCGGACAAGTACCACAAAGCGGTAGAGGTCTACGAGATGGGAGCCTCGATACAGAACTTGGCAGATTATTACAAGATAACCCGCCAAGCGATGTGGAAGATACTCAAGAGAAGGAACTGCAAATTCAGAGACAATCTTCGTTATGGGGAAGTGAACCACTTTTACAGGGGAACACTGGCATCAGACAAAGCACAGAACCAGCTAGAACAAGCGATAACCGAAGGAAAGATAGTTCGTCAAACGATATGCGAGGAATGCGGGAAGTCAGGGACATTCAAAAACGGAAGGACGATGATACAAGCACATCATCCGGATTACAGCAAACCACTGGAAGTGATGTGGCTCTGCCAGAAGTGTCATCATCAATGGCACAAGAAATTCACAGCAAAGGAGGTGATAATAACGGAATCCTGCTTACAGCAGGGTTCCCGTAACTGTGCCAGCCCTTCAGCCAAGCCGGACGAAGAAAGGGCAAGGACGACCACCGTTACCTCTGGCCTCAAACTCTTGCCGTTATCGAAGCCGTCAAGCCCGATTGGGTGTTGCTTGAGAACGTTGCTGGCCTCCTCAGTATGGTATTCCCCGATAGTGAGGTTGGAGTGGCAAGCCAAGTCGATCTATTCGGTGGTGCGAATGACGAAATCTGCGATTACAACACCATCTGCGGAGGAATCGAGCGAGACCTCAGACAAGCAGGGTATGAAACAGTTTGGCTTGTTATACCAGCTTGCTCCGTCGGCGCGCCCCACAGACGAGACAGAGTGTGGATTGTTGCCAACCGCACAGGGAAGGGATTGGAAGGGAGCCTGTGGCACTCCTGCCACAGGCTCGGAGATAGACTTGCCAGCCAAGATAGCGATGCTTCCATCGCCTCAGACGATGGATGCCATAGGAATGACAAGGGAAGTGACGTTGAGGGCAGGGTCCCCACGAATCAAGAGCAATCAGGGGATAGACGGACAGGCGGGGTTAAGGGATGTGGTGGCGATGTGTCCGACGCCCAGGGCGTCGGACTACAAAGGAGCATCGAACCAAATAGTGAGCAAGGGCAGGAATCCGGAAACGAACTCACTGATGGACTGTGTAGAGCAACCCCCAACTGGCAAGAGAACTGGTATGAAGTTGCAACCCGCTTTTGTAGAGTGGATGATGGGCTACCCAGAAAACTGGACAGCCACAGACTTAAAGCACTCGGAAACGCCATAGTGCCGCAAGTAGCATACGAAATCATCAAGTCTATAGTGGAGCTAACCGTATGAGCGACTACCGCATCATCGCGCCAGAGGAGAAAAACTAATGGAAGACTGGGAAAAGCGTTTACAAAAAGACTTGGAAGATCCCGAATTTGCCCGCCTCTATGCCGAGGCTTGCGCCAAGGATGATCGGGACATAGAGAGGTCAAAAAGCCGCTTCAGGTGGCTTTGGAAGTTATTGTGGAAGATTACACGCCGGTGAGGCATGGTGGAATTGACTTTTCGCAAAGAGTAGGTTATCTTAGAAGGAAGACAGAGGTGCGACAATGTCTCAGTGGTTTATCATCTTTAAGAATAAAGAGCCTCGTATGAACACGGTATCGCCTTGCATATCGTGGAAGCCTGTATTCGCACCCAGGCGTCATACGAGGCTCTTTGCATTTAAGGAAACAGTATGACCCGTGGTATAGGAGATATCCTCAATCTATTTCAAAAGGTCAAGGCGCTCAAGGACGGAGAGTATCAGGCCCTTTGCCCGGCTCACACAGACAAGACACCTTCACTCCACATCCGACAGGAAGCCGACCATATACTGATAAACTGCAAGGCTGGATGTACTACGGAAGCAATCGTAGAATCTATCGGGCTGCAAATGGCAGACTTGTTTATCACCAATGAATCCAAGCCTGTTGCCACAAAAACAAAGGTCAAAGAATCTGAGATAGGTAAAATCGTTGCGACATACGACTACAAAGATGAGCAGGGGAATTTGCTTTACCAAGTAGTCAGGTACGATCCCAAGTCCTTCCGTCAGCGACATAAGAACGGCGGCGGTGAGTGGGTTTGGGACATGAAGGACGTGCGCCGTGTACTCTATCGATTGCCAGAAATATTGAAGGCTGACACTCTCTATCATTGCGAAGGTGAAAAGGACGCCGACACGCTATGGGACTTCGGGCAGCCAGCGACAACCTCAGTCGGCGGCGCGAATAACTGGGATCCCGAATACGCCGAATACCTCAAAGGCAAAAAGGTTATCATCATTCCCGATAGAGATGCGCCCGGTATGGAGTACGCCCGTCAGGTAGCGCAATCGCTTGAAGGCAAAGCCACATCGGTGAAGGTTATTTTGCTCGATAAAAAGGATATAACGGAATGGATTGAGACCGGGGGCGACGTGGCGCAACTGCCAGCAATGGAGCATGATGTATCAAAACTATTTGAACGTGACTCCTTATGTTATGAATTCAGAGATGAAAACATTATATGGAAAAAGAAAGTTGAAAATATATCTCTCATATTCAAGGCAGAACGAATAAGGGAGGAAAAGACGGGCATCCATGCCAGGGTTAGCATTAGCACTATGAATCAAATGCTATCATGGAGCCTCTTTAATGTAGAGCGCGGGGAGGATCGTGTAAGGTTAGCAAATTCGGCCTACAAAGCCCTTAAAGGACATATAGAGACTGATAAGTATAGCGAAGCCAATTTCAAGGCCGATTTAGACGAATTTTGCGCTGGTCTGTGGGAGTTTTACGTTTCTAGGTTCGTGCCCGAAGCGATGAGTGGCAACAATGACAGTCCTTTACAATACCTCTTGAAACCATATTTAGTTGATAATGGTGGAACAATCCTTTTTGCCCGGCCCGGCGCGGGAAAGTCTTACACTTCTCTACTATGGGCAATCTCAGTGGATGCCGGATGTAACAAGTTTTGGGGTGTTAGGCAAACGAATGTCTTATTTATCAATCTTGAAAGGTCAAAGCAATCCCTAGCGCGGCGGGTAGCTCATGTCAATCAAGCATTGGGACTCCCAGCAAATAGGCCGCTGTTTACATTAAATGCAAGAGGCCGCAGCCTTTATGACGTGCTTCCCACGTGCCAGAAGTTTATCAAAGGACAGAACATAGGATTGATAGTGTTAGATTCCATATCACGAGCGGGATATGGCGACCTTAACGACAACCAGGCGGGCAATCGGATAATCGACGCTCTATCAGCGATGTGCGGCTCATGGCTGGCTCTGGGACACGTTAGCAAGAGTTCCGAGGAGCGCATATTTGGATCGGTTATGCAGGAAGCTGGGGCCGATATCTGTGTGCAACTATCATCACAAAGTAACGACGAAAAGAATATGCTCGGCATTGGATGGGAAGTCACAAAGACCAACGATACTGCGAGGGTATTACAATCCATCTTCGCATTGGAATTTAACGATAATGGGCTTTGTAATGTACGTGAGGCAATAGAGGGTGAGTTTATAGAGATAGAAGGAAAGCGCAAGAAGTCTATGGGAAGCGCCGTTATAGACTTCATCCTCAACCAGGATACCGCCGACGCCACAGCGACGGAAATTGAGGCAATGACAGGATTCAGTCGGGTGAATGTTTGTAACTTGCTCAATAAAAATAACGGCAAGTTTTGCAAAACAAGAAAAGACGGACGCAACCAATATTACGGCGTTAAGGATCGGAAGCATGACGTGTAAGAGAATATGTAATATATCCTATATAATGAGATTATATTACACATTATATATAGGGGATATGTGTAATACATTACACATTTTTTTGAAGCTAAAATTTCAAGTATCAAGGTTAAAGTGTAACGCATGTGTAATGAAATGTGTAACGTAAAGGCCAAAACGATGTGTAATGTACGGTTGGAGGTTTTTGAATGAGCATAGAGATTTTAGATGATAAGTTAATCAACGGCGGGCAGCACTCGAATTTCCAGCGTTGCTTTTATTGCGGTAGTACAATCGAGTATGGGCATCGGTTCATTTACTGGCAGGGTGACACCGGGGCTATTGCGATTCATCCCGGTTGCGTATTGACGTTAGTGGATCATCTTAAAGAGGATGCCGCCGCGTGTTTTCGGTATAGAGTTGGAATTTAGTAGTTAAGTAGAGGGGTGAAGGCATGAAAAGTAAACTCGATCAGGTCTATGCGCAGATACCGGCGTCTACTTGCCCGCCGAACTGTGGTAGGTGCTGCGGTATATTACATCCGAGCCTAGCGGAAGTATCTAACATCAAAGAGTGGTGTAAAACCCACCATCGGGAATTTAAGGAATTTCATATGCTTGTGGGCGAGAACTGCCCTTACCTCGATGAGCAAAAGGCGTGTAGTATCTATCCGGTTCGCCCGTTCCTTTGCCGGATAATGGGTGTATGTGAAGATATCCCCTGCCCGTTGAAGGCCAACAAACCAGCAAGGATACTGAGCCACCGCCAGGGGAGTTGGTGCTATACCCAAATCTACTTAAAGGGCAAGGAAAAATCCCGCACAGAAAAACACCGGAAATTATTACACGAGATATTGAAGGAAGTGCAGCGATGATCTGCGATGCGGAGGTGGCGGCGTGAAGCCAGTTATCTCGAGGGCGTGGGCGATGCCGGATAGGTGGACATTCAAAATTCAACCTGTTGCTGATTTACTGTCAAGGTATGTCACTGAAAATTGGGCAGACCCTTTTGCTGGCGAAACAAGTCCGGCATACTACACCAACGATATTCACCCGGATGCTCCCACAAAGTACCATCTAGAGGCGACAGATTTTGTGAAGCAGTTGCCCATCGAGTTATCAGGTGTACTGTTTGACCCGCCGTATTCCCTCGAGCAATGCAAGCGAGTTTACGAAAGCGTACATCGCACCTTTACTATGCGAGACGGTCAAATCTGTGGACGGTGGACTGAGATAAAAGACATTCTATCACAGAAGATAAAACTGGGCGGATATGCAATTTGCTTTGGCTGGAACAGTGAAGGCTTTGGGATAGGCAGGGGGTTTGAACTCGAGGAGATTCTTTTAGTGGCGCATGGAAGCGGGCACAACGACACCATTGTAACGGTAGAGCGAAAACATCACACTCAAGCTGTTATGGAGCTAAACGTATGAAAGCCTTGAAAGGAGGCAGTATGAAGCACAAGAATTGCATTAAGCGTTTAAAGGGCAGGCAGCAGGCGTTCAAAGACGCGCCGGGGACAAAGAAGCCTGGTAGCATGAAGAGAGGGTAGAGCGCATTTTGTAAGTAGGAGGGGATATGGCGAACGTAGGCTATCAGCGGCGCGAAGAAATTAAGCTCGTGCTTATCTATGCTCACATGCCGGACGTGACGTTCCGGTCGCGGAATTGCGAGGGTGGCTCCCATACAATGCCCATGTCACCGATGCCGTGCGATGCCGACATCCTCGAAATGCGGTTTTTGGTGTGGCAAACAACCTACGAAGACGAGCTATTCAACTTTCTGAAGTTGACCCCGCACTGGACAGAATCGCTCAGACAACAGGCGAAGGTACTTGGATACTCTCCTGAGTCCCATGCGGTAGTGCATCGCATCCGGGGCCGGATCGACACGATGTTGGACGATGCCGTTAGCCGAATGCCGGGATGGTTGGCGGGCAGATGTGAGACGATATACGACATTAATCTGAGGGGGATGTAAGGTGGTACATAATATTGACATTTGCATAAAGCTATGCTATTTTACAGTTGATTAGATTCGATAGCCGTCCCAAGGAGCCCCCAGCGCGGGGCTTTTTATTTAGCCGAACCTCGCGTGTACCTCCACGCGAGCCACGCCGGTCTTGTCAACCGGCTTTTACCCTCATACCAGCGTCATGAACTGGTGCAACTCCTACCAACCGCATATCACATCGGTGGCGCTCTGCCATACAATCTTCCTTCCTTCGTGGCGGTCTTACCAACCGCCCTCCGCATATAAGCCTCGCGAGAGGTAAAGATAGTGAAGGTGAAAATGGCTCGACAATGGAAGACTTGGGAATGCCAATTGATGAACGTTATTGACCTCCGTTTCTGGTTATGTGGGTGTCATTATTGCGCGCCTTACGGGAAGGTTATCTCTGCCGATTGCAGAAAGCACGATTGATCTCACATTTGCCGCACCAGCGTAACACCCGCTTAAAAGGCGGTGTAGATAATGAGAGACTTTAGCGGATACCACAAGTTCAAGAATGAGGACAGCAGGGAAATGGTGGAGCATATCATCCCACTGAATGCCGGTCGCTCACAACTAAAGAATTGAAGCGTATTCAATCCTTCCCGGATGGCTTTCAGTTTGTTGGATGCAGGCGTGATGCAATTCAGCGTATCGGCAATAGTGTTCCCCCCAATCTTATGAAGGCAATCGCGGAGCATATCAAAGTCAATATCTTAGATTTCACAGGCAAGCCAGCAGAATTGATTAAGGAATAGCTTATGGTTAGTGACAGCGATAAAACCGCAGGCAAACCGCGCGGCAAGCCTTTTGCGCCTGGTAACAACGCCAACCCCAACGGCAGGCCAAAGAAGACCGCTTGCCTAACCTCTCTGCTTGTCGATGAACTGAAGAAGAAGCCCAAGCTCAAGGACGGGCAAGGTAAGGCCAACGATAAGACGTGGGCGCAACTGCTGGCTGAGGCATTACCGGCGGCGGCATACAAGGCACTGCTCAAGGGTGACATCAAGCCTTATGCGCTGATATTGGAGCGGGTCGAGGGCAAGGTGCCCCAGGCGATAGAGGCAACCGGCAAGGACGGCGGGCCGATACGGTATGCAAGGGAATTAACAGATGACGAACTTGACGCTGAAATCGAGCGGCTTAGACGAACTCGACCTGCTAGAAGAGAAGCGGGCGCGCCGGAAAGCGCGGCAGAGTCTACTTAGCTTTTGCCAGTACACAAAGGCTGACTATCAACCGGCGTGGCATCTCGAACAGTTAGCGGCAAAACTTGAGGCGGTAGAGCGCGGCGAGTGCAAGCGGCTAATAGTTACAATGCCGCCACAACACGGTAAATCTGAGCTAATTTCACTTCGTTTCCCTTGCTGGTATCTTGGCAGACACCCCGAAGCGTTGATAGTGCAAGCCGGCTACGCCGAGTCAATCGCCTTGCTGCATTCTAGGCAGGCGCGGGATATCTTCACTTCACCTGAAGGCAAGGTGTTATTCCCTGAGCGCGGAGGGCATGACATCATCGAACGCCAAGCGGCGCACGAGTGGGGGACTAAACAAGGTGGCTCATATTACGCGGTAGGCGTTGGTGGCGGATTAACAGGCCGGGGTTTTAACCTTGGTATAATAGACGATCCCGTAAAGGACGCTGAGGAAGCGGCAAGCCAACTTATTAGAGAGAAAGTGTGCGAATGGTATAGAACGGTATTCCGTACACGTGTACGTCCTGATGCTGCAATTATCGTGGTGATGACAAGATGGAATGTCAGCGACTTAGTAGGTTGGTTATTAAAACTGGCGACAGAAGACCCAACCGCTGATAAATGGGAAATTTTGCATTTGCCAGCTATCTCAAAAGACGGTGCCGCTCTCTGGCCCGAACGCTATCCAATCGAGGTGCTTCAGAACATCCGTGCCACAGTTGGCAGTAGGGCGTTCGAGGCTCTATATCAAGGCAATCCCACCATAGCCGAGGGCAACATCATAAAGCGTGAGTGGTGGAAGTATTACAAAGAGCGCCCACACTTCACGCGCATAGTACAATCATGGGATACGGCATTTAAGGCCAAAGCGGAAAACGACTACTCAGTCTGCACAGTTTGGGGTGAAGCCGCCAACGGATATTATCTCTTGGATGTCTGGCGACAGAAAGTAGAATACCCCGAACTCAAGCGGGCGGCTATTTCGTTGCACGGACGTGATAAGGCTAACGCGGTATTGGTAGAAGACAAGGCCAGTGGACAATCGCTCATTCAAGAGCTTAAGCGCGAGACAGCATTGCCAGTGTTGCCGGTGAAGGTAGACAGTGACAAGATAGCGCGCGTAAACGCCGTATCACCACTGATTGAAGCGGGCAAGGTATTTATTCCAGAATACGCGACATGGTTACACGATTATATTGAGGAGTTGTCGGCTTTCCCGAACGGCGCAAATGACGACGCAGTAGACAGCACAACGCAATTTCTGGCGTGGGTAAATAAGCGTCCGTACCTCGGCTTTAATGAGGACTTTGAGCCGGTTGACAATTCCACAAGCTAGGCGATGCCTCCACGAAGGGAATTTGTTAAACATTATGCGAACCACACGAAGGAGTGACTATGAAAGCAGTAAAGGTTATCAGGGCGATTATACTTTCGCCAGTGCTTATCGTTGCGTCCGTGAGTTTGCTCATTGTGGCGTTTGTCACTCTTAGTATGACGCCATTTGATAGCATGGAGAATCTCTGGTGGCCCAAGTAACTCGTTTGGAGCAATGAATGGCTAACAATATAATTCAGCGAGCCGCGCAGAAGCTGGCGACAGGACTAGGCTATAAATTCAATGTCCCGTCGTCCGTTGGTATTATCAACCTGTCTAATCCGCCCGAGTGGAACTATGAGCAATACCTGAAGATGTACGGGCAGATAGGTTGGTTGTACGCTGTGGTTAGCGTTCGTGCCTCGAACATTGCCCGTAACTCATGGAGATTGTACCGCGTGAACTCTCAGGGCGAGAGGGACAAAGTAGACGAAACCGATAAAGAGGCTGGCGACCTGATACGGTTAATAAAGCACCCGAATAAATTCCAGACAAGGTATCAGTTCTTTTATCAGCATCAGAACTACAAAGACCTTGTAGGCGAGTCCTTCTGGCAGATGAACTTCACTAAGGGCGGCATACCCACCGAGATGTGGCTCATGCCTCCGGCGTTCACGCTTGTCATCCCTGATCCCGCGCCAACTGGCAATTATATCTTAGGCTATCGTTTTAAGCGCGGGCCCATCGATATCCCATTCAAGCCGGACGAGGTTATCCATATCATGCACCCCAACCCGTTCTCACCATTCAGGGGTGTATCCCCGGCGCAGGCATTGACGCTGTGCCTCTCTATCGACACACTAAGCCGGAAGCACCAAGAGAGGGTATTTTATAACAATGCGGTGCCCGCGCTGGTTGTGTCCTTTGCTGCCGCCGATGTGCCGCCAACCCCCGAACAGCGCAAAGAGCTAGAGCAGAGCTTTGACGCTCGCTTCAGGGGCAACATGAACTCCGGTAAAACGATGTTCGCCTATGGCTCCGACGTGAAGGCGATAACGGTAGACAACCGCCAGCTAGACATGGTGAAGCTGGCGAAGATGACACGGGACGATATCCTCGGCGCTTATAACACACATCCGTCGATAGTGGGCATATCCGAGAACGTCAATCGCGCCAACGCCGACGCCGCCAACTATCAATTCGCTCTACAAGTAAGCACGCCGGAGTTGACGGATATCCGTGAGGCCATTAACCAAAAGCTCTGTCCGTTCTTTGGTGATTACTTGGAGTTTGACTTTGACAATCCTGTAGCCGAGGACGTGGCGCAGCAGGCCGCTATCTTAGATGGGCACGCCAAGTTAAGTATACTTAGCTTAGAAGAGGCGCGGGCGGAACTTGACCAAGGCGATATCAATCCCGACGATCATTTTCTTTTAGCTCCAGGCTGGCAAATAATGTTAGGCTCTGACATTCTCAACAACACTGTGGTGCAGAATAGCAGCAACGTGCCCGCGCCGAAGGGACTAGGTAAAAAAAAAGCCTTATCGTCTGAGTGGAAGGGCATTATAGCCGACACCGAGAAGCACGAGAAGGCGGTTATAGTATCCCTCAAGGGCGTGTTCGGTAGCGTAGAGAAGGACATACTCAAGCAGCTACACGAAGGCAAGCGGCCCGCACTCGATAAGGCACACTTCCACACGGACTACACAGAGAAGGTTGCGCCAGTGCTCTTAAAGACCTGCCACGAGTTTATACAGACAGGCAGGGATATGGTAACTCGCAGCAAGTCAATCAAAGCCGTGCCAAATGTGACGGCGTGGCTGAACGCTAGAGCCACATTCGCCTCAACCTCGATTGTCGATACGCTTAATCAGGCGCTATCAGCGTCCCTCGCAGAAGGCTACGCCAACAATGAGGACATGGACGACTTAGCGGATCGCGTGGCGGACGTGTTCGGCGGACAGAACGGCATAGACCGCAACCAGCTCATTGCGAGAACAGAAACAATGTACGCTTGTAACTACGGACTGACCGAGGGTTACAAGAGTATGGGAGTCACCAAAGAGAAGTGGCTAACGGCGGACGATGAGCGCACGTGTGAGCTTTGTCTGGACATGGACGGCGAGGTATTTGACATAGACGACTTTCCAACGCCGCCGCAATCAACCCATCCGGCGTGTAGGTGCTGTGGCAAGCCTTACAGGGGGGACGAAGAGGCTGAAGATTGGGGCAATGACAATGGCTAGTTTTCAGAAAGTGCGACTCGGCGATTATGCCCCGGCGTTAGTCTACTTGGTCTCTGTCCGCGAGTTGCAACAGATATACCCTGATTTCACTGAGGGCGGTAACGACATGGTGTATTGTGCCGCCGTAGCGACTGACGCCAATCGCAAGGCCGATTTCATGCTTCCAAATGAGATTTATGTAGAAGGCGGATTTGACGATCTTAAATACTACTTACTCCATGAACTGCACGAGCGCAATCTGATGCACAACGAGGGGTGGGTTTACGATGATGCGCACGACGATGCGAATTTTATCGAGCATCAAATAGCGCGTGTAGCGCAGCGAGAGGGCAATCTCACACTGGTGGACGAGTTGATTCAGCGAGAGCTTAATATATTCCAAGTTATCGGAGGTGTAAATGCCGTCTAATGTTATCACAAAGACATTTCGATGTATCGTTAAATCAGTAGACGAAGCTACTGGCATTATCGACATGCTGATTCCGTTGTCTACGCCGTCCGAGGATAGGACGTTCGGTGCCAACGGCGGCGAGGTTATCAAGGTTGGCGCGTTCGATAAATGGCTGCCACAGTTCAGGAAACGTGCCGTGCTTGTTGCCGACCATACATATACCGATATCCGCAAACAGATTGGGGAGTTTGTTGATTTAGTGGCAACGCCCGGGGGATTATTCGGCAAGCCGAAGTATTACATAGGGCAGGGTAATGCCGAGGCAGACTGGGCCTTTAACATCGCTTCAAAGGGAATGGCGGCATATTCAGTGAGTTTTATCCCCTATGACTTTATACGTGGCAAGAGCGCAGACGATCCGCCCATCACATATACCGAATGCGAGCTGGTTGAAATATCCCACGTGGTAGTGCCAATGAACCGCGACACTATCCAAGAACGGCGCGGCAAGAGTTTCAACCCTGTAATAGACAAGCTCTATGATGATGTACTGGCCTCCGATGTGATTGTCGATAAGGGCGTTATCTCTTACCACAAATACCCGATGGCTGACGTTGGCACGGCATGGGACGCCGGAGCCGAGACAAAGAAAGCCGAAGTCGAAGACCTCAAGAAGATGTGCGCATATTCGGACGGTGACGGCACGAGTAAGGGCGATTACCATTTGCCCCATCATAAATGTGACGGCAAATACACAACCGTCTGGAAGGGCGTCGCTGCCGCTGCCGCCGCTGTGCAGGGCGCAAGAGGCGCTGACATACCAGATAACGTTTTGAAGGGCGTTAAGGCTCATTTAGCCTCACACTACAAGGATTTCGACAAAGGAGTCCCGCCGTGGGAAAAGGATGGTAAAGGGATGAAGCAGTCAGAGATTAAAGATGAACTCGATTACTGTCTGAAGATTGTTAAAGAGGGCAATCTGAACGCCGAGAATAAAGCGTTACTGGATGAGATATGCCGTTTGTCAGGATACGACAATCCTGTAAATATAAAATCCTCAAAGGTTTGCATACAGCACGCGATGGATGCGTGCAAGCTGGCAATGGACACTATGCAAGCCCACGATAAATGCCATCAGCAAGCCTTCGCCGTGCATTCCGAGTCTATCATTAAGTGTTACAACGGACTTAAGGGGATGCTATCAAACGATGTTGATATGCCGGAAGAGGCAATGGCAGAGAAGTCTATCGAGGTCGCCAACATAGACGACCTCATCGCAAGAGCAGTCGAAAAAATTTAAGGAGAAAGAAATGAGTTTAGACGAAAAGGACATGGCGGCAATAGCCGATATCTCGGCTAAAACAACCGCCGCAACGCTAGAGAAAAAAGCACGCGAGTGGGGATGGGAGAAGGACGACGCAAAGGATAAGGAAGTCGTCCGCAAGTTCACACCTGGCGCGGGTGTGCATGGGGCTACACCTGACGGCATCGAGGTCAAAAAGGCCGAAGGCGATCAGCCGTTCAAGTCTTACGGCGAGCAGCTATTCGCAGTCAAAGAGGCTGCGTACATCGCAAAGGGGCAGATTGACAAATCAATCGACCCTCGGCTTCTTGGTGTACATCAGAAAGCAACAGGTACGTCAGAGATCATCCCCGCAGAGGGCGGCTTTCTGGTAGCTCAGGAGTTTCTCCCCACGATTATCAACCGCCCGCACAACACAGGCCAGATTTGGGCAAAGGTTCGCAAGCAGGAAGTCGGGCCCAATTACAACGGCTTCAAAGTCCCAATGATAAACGAAGTCAGCCGCGCTGATGGATACCGCTTGGGCGGAGTGCAGGGCTACTGGCTGGGAGAAGGCGGAACGCTTACCAGAAGCAAGCCTGGCTTCCGTCAGATATCCCTCGAACTTCAGAAGCTCATCTGTCTGTGCTATTGCACGGACGAGTTGCTACAGGATGCTGTGCAACTAGAGAGCTTCATCAATATGTGGTTCCCCGAAGAATTCGGATTCATGAATGACGCAGCTATTATCGCCGGTGACGGACAGGGCAAGCCGCTCGGCATCCTGAATAGCCCCGCTATGTACCAGGTTTCAAAAGAGACCAACCAAGTATCGGCAACTGTCGTTACGCAGAACATCCTCAAGATGTGGCAAAGCTGCTATGCGCCTTCCCGCGCCACTGTTGAGTGGTTTATCAACCAGGAAGTCGAATCTCAGCTTGACCAGCTCTCCCTTGCAGTAGGGACAGGCGGCATACCCGTTTACATGTCCCTGAACATGGGCATCACCGAAGACGGGCGCATGAGGCTCAAGGGTCGCCCCGTAAACATCATCGAACAGGCGAGTGCACTCGGAACTTTGGGCGATATCATCCTGTTCGATCCGCAACAGTACATGCTTGGGCAGAAGGGCGCTATAAACATGGCGACTTCAATCCATGTACAGTTCATCACAGATGAGACCGCCTTCCGCTGGACATATCGCTGTAACGGTATGCCGATGTGGAATAGCACTCTGACGCCGTATAAGGGCTCCATCAGACTGAGTCCCATAATCGCGCTTCAGAGCCGGTAAAAAAGAGAAAGTTAAGGAGAAAATAAGATGAAACTTTTAATGCAGAACCTGTTTTTCCTGCCGGTATCAGCGCCAGCGACTAACCCCGCGACCTTCTCCACTCCCGGCATTAACATGGGGATGGTAGAGGCCATAGAGTTTATAGTCAGCGTTGGCACCCTGGGCACCGCCGACTATACGATCACTGTCGGCTGCTCGGCAACGGCCAAGTCCACAGCTCCTGATGTAGACCTGCCCTTCAGGTATGCCAAGAGCGCAGCGGCTGGAACCGATACTATGGGGGCCATGACCAACGTTGCAGTAGCTACTGGCATCAACTTCGCCAATGCCTCCGACAGCAACAAGTCTATCATCATAGACATTGCATCCGAGGAATTGACGCAGGGTTATCCCTATGTGCAGCTTACCGTCACTAGGGCTGGCTCGGCGACCGCCGTTGGTCTGGCGGTAAACGCTATCGTGAAGCCGCGCTACCCGCAGAAAACCACTAAGGACGGGTCAGGCACGAGCCTGTTTTCTTAACATGAAAAAGAAAGGGTTACAGGGGGCTCCTCGTAAACGTAGGGGCTCCCTGTCGCCTAATAAGGGCATCGAAATAAAAGCGATGGCCTGTCCTGTGAAACACAGGGCAATACTCTATCCGATAGAGTGTAAAGGTCAAGAAAGCGAGTAAATAATGAGTACACTTTGCTATTGGTCTCCACTAGACGGTATGCAACACTGGGTCGGTAACGACGGCAGTCCAGTATTCGTCTTTGACCCAGTCAACCACAAACTGACAATCGGGTCGGGAGCTACACTGGACGCCTCGGCGGGAACGTTATCGCCGCCGTTAAGCGCGTTCATCTTCTCAGCCTCGTTGCCGTACTTTTACACCGCCGTGACAACTCTGACATCCGGCACTGGTTACAGCATGAGCGCCGCACAGGTATTGGGTGGTCTCACGATGGATACCACTACCTCCACAGGTGGATTCAATGCGCAGTTGCCGCTAGTATCCGCCATCACAACGGCTGCGCTTCCGGCTGCTATCAACGTTGCGGGCGGAAGTTTCGACTTCTGCTACAACAACCTCGGCACGAACGCCGTTACGCTTACGACTAATACGGGATGGACGAACCTCGTAGGGAATATGACAGTTTCCGCTACTACGATGGCTCGCTTCCGCATGGTCTACATTAACAGTTCAACGGCGAACCTGTACAGGCTTTAAGATCGATAGCCTCGGGCGGGGGCTTTATACCCGCCCTATCTTTTTCAAAGGGTCTTAATATGACAGTTAAGATGATCACAACCACAGGGGAGTACACGTGCTTGACTACGGATTTACCCACGTTAGCAAGCACAGCCAGCGAAGGCTCTATCGCGCATTGCGAAGATGGCAGAGAATATGAGCTTGTGAATGGCACGTTCAGACGGAGAGTATAGTTAGTTATGATGTATTACCCAACGCTCCAAAATAGACATAGCTACGCGACGTTAGTGCAGCTTAAAGACCCGGGCTGGCTTAATATCACTGACGCTGTGTCCGATGCTACACTGTTGTCGTTACTAGAGGAAAGCTCGAAACGTTGCGACAGAGCGTGTAACAGGTTCTTCTATCTTTGCAACGATACGCGCTATTTTGACGGCAAGGCATCGGTTATCATCTTGGACGATGATCTATACCAGCTTATCGCTATGAATGTTGACCCTACGGGCAGTGGACAATACTCGCTATCGTATAGCGCGACGAACACGCCAGCCGATATATTTTTGTATCCACTGAACAGAACACCCACAACGACTATCGAGGTCAACTGGAACGGTCAATACGGCACGTTCTACGCCGGATTCCGCCATAATATTCAGATTCAAGGCGT